TTGCCTAATATTTATATATTAACGTGTTTTAGCAATATCTCTCAACTTTTGCCAAGTTTCCTTACCATATGTTTTAAAAATACGACCTTGCTCAGTAATATCTTCACTATTTTTCAGAAATGGTTTTAACATATCTTCTGAAAAATTATCAGATGATGGTCTTGAAATCGGAGCACCACCACCAGAAGGCATTTTACTTTTCAGTAAATATGGCTTTTCTTTCTCAAGTTTGTTTTTTACATATTCTTGCACAGGCAGTTGTTCATATCCATCAACAACAACAGGTACACCATCTTTAATTTGTATTTGATCTTTTGGCACTAAATTATTTAAAACTAACTCAGGGTCATGTGTTACATCAGATAATGCTTGCATTGCTGGTGCAATAAGTTCAAGTTCCCTGTTTCTTGCTTCCAACTTTTGTATTCGTTCTTTGTCCTCTGCAGACCTGTCACGATACTGTTGCTCTAATAAATTTTTAGATTCTTCGTATTTTCCTTCTCTTTCTAAATCTTCTTGTTCACGCTTTTGTTTAAAAGCGAGCAATGCCTCATAATCTTCTGGAAGCGTTTTGTCTGTTGCAGGTTTTTGATTTTTTAATTTACCAATAAGTTCGTAATTTTTTGCTTCGAGTTTTTTTACAGATTCCCTAAGTTGCTCAAGTTCTGCATTGTTTTCTGGTGGCGTAACCACTTCTTTGTTTTCTTCAGACATAAATTAGTCGTAAACTAAATGTATTATATTATTTATATCACCATTTTACCTTTGCTGCCCAAAAAGCTGCAGACATTTTTCCTCTAGCAATATTTTTTGCATGACGAGCTAAAAATGATTTACGTCTAGCTTTATCTTTTTCTGTTCGTGGATTTTTCCCTGCACCAGAAACACCTTGCTGTCCAAATCTAATTAATTTTACTTTATCTCCCTCCTTTGCTAATACTGCATGAGATTTTGTCGGGTGATTAGGAGTTCTTTTTGGTTTGTTAAAACCAGAAAAAGATTCTTTCCCACGTTTAACTGTCATTTTTGTCTTTTCCTAGTTCTATCATAAATATCTTTGTCGACTCTGCGTGCAGGTCCACCTCTCATATAACTATTAACACGAGCCATTGACCAAGCTGCCATTGTTACATTCCTGCTTCCACTTGATAAATAGGCACCCTGACCTTTTCTATAAACAGAAGCTAATTCACCATAAGTAAATTTAGTCCCTTCAGCCTTTTTTCTTAGTGCTTTTTTTGTTTTTTCGTTTAGTGGACTTCTTCGACTTTTTTGTGACATCTTGGTTTACCCTAGATTTTTGAACAGCTTTAATGTCAATATATTCACCTTTTCTGTATGCTTCTGCAGTGCGTCTAATTTCAGCAGCTTTTGCACTCCTGTTTTTAGACCCTTTCAGATAGTTTTCTGGAATTTTACTCTTCTTTTTTTTCTTTCTTGGCATTTTTCTTTGGTTTACAGGTTTGTGCTGCCTGTTTTGCTTCAGACAATCTTTCTGCTAGTGATTTTGCCATTACTTTTTACCACCTTTTTTTACTTTTTTCTTTTTTTTAGGTGGTCTACCTACTTTTGAACCATAGGTTCCTTTTCCCATTGGCATAATAATTTAAGCAACTAACAATAGTATAACTTTTAATTTGCTTTTGGATATTTTTTAATTAAATCTGTTAAAGATAATTCTGTACCATCATCTCGTAATATCTGACGCAAAGCATCTCTAGGGCTTTTGTTTTTTGTATTTATTAAATAATTAAAAAAACGCTTTTTATTTCCAAGTGCTTGTGTCTGCATATTGGGGTTTCGCTTTAACCAATCAGGATAACTTAAATCTTGTGGTACTCTTCCAACCTCACTTGGCCTTGTATCTGGAAATCTTCTTCTTAAATCATCATCATCAATGATCGGGACTGTTGTCGAACGACAATTAAAATGTTGTGGTGGCTCTGGACCTTCACCGTACTTAAATTTTCTACCATCTAGACTTCCACATAATGCAGTTGTTCTTGCATCAAGTGTTGCAACATATTCATATTTTTTTGTTATATCCTGATTGGCAGAATAAACAGCTTGATTTGCCATTGTCTGAACCTGATTAACAGATGTTCTTACAATTGTTCTGACTTGATTGTTTGCTAATTTCATTCCTGTACCGCCAGCAAGTGCCTGTGCTCTTGCAGTCATTTCTTGGTTTGCACCAAACTGCAATCGACCTCGAAGCCTTTTTGCTATCTTTGCAATTGATTCTCCTTCTGTAATCCCAACTCTTATTTCTCTTGAAATAAAATCAGCTTGTGCCGAAGCAATACCACGAAATGCTTTTTCGATTACTTCCCCACTTGGCAATGTAATTACTGAACCTTTTGCAGCAGTTAAACTAAATGTTCTTCTGACTTGTGATTCAAGTGTTGGTAATGTAAACACATTAATTCTAGTTGGGTCTGTATAAACAAGGCTTCTGGCAAAATTGCTAGAGACTTGTACTGTATTTACATTTGCTGCACCAACAGGTAAAACTTTTTGTAATTCACTTGCAACAAATTCTGTTTGAAATACAGCAAGACTTTGTAATTGATCTGCCATGTATGCAGTTCCCTCTACAGACCAACCTTCTAGACTTTCTTTGAACTGTGCAAGCATTGCTCTGATACGAGCAACAGTTGCAGGGCTAGTTACTTCATCAATAGTGGAAAGTTTAAATGTTAAATCTAAAATTACATTATTGTAGTTAGTTACTATCTCCCTAGCAATACGATTGCTATATCTATTTAAATCAATAGATTGTCTGTAAAAACTTTCTGGAATTGACATTGATTATGCTGCATCTTGTTCTTCTTCTGACTCTGGTTCTACTTCTTTTGGTTGTGCCATTTCGACTAATCCACCACTTTGAGTAGATTCAATTTCTTCTTCAACATCAAATTCATCTCCCAACACTTCGCCTTCATGTAGTTGTTTCAGTAATGTTTCTTGTGTAATCGAACCAGATGTATATAGCTGTAATAATGCCTGTATCTCTTGTGGCTCTAGTCTCTGTGATAAGAAGTCTCTATTTACAAAACAACTACCAGATTCAGCATTAATATATTGACCATGAAACTGTAAACAGTTATCAATCATATCTTGCATCTGTTGAGCTACAACCATCATGGTGGAATCACCCTGCGATCTATCTATTCGTTTTGCTTCTGCAGTTTCTGCTGATAATTTTTGTCCTAATACAGCAGCAAGACCTAACTCATTTATCTGGTTTGATAAAACATCAAGTCTTTTAAACTGAGCATCATAACTTCTACCAGCAGGCTCAATATATTCTGCTCTTCCATCAGCAGGGAAGGCTATTGCTTCTCCGGGTCCAGCAGTTACTTCTTCAGAACTTTGTGGAAAGCCATAAAATGCCAACATTGGTACAGCAGAAATATGTAACTGATTGTCCAAATCAGACTGTATTTGATAGGCTTTTAAATTTAATTCTGCAATATCAGACATTGGTGGCCTTGACTCTAATAAATTAAGTCTGTTTGCATATGCAACAGAAAAAGGTATTTCAGAAAGACTTGTAGTCCCTTCATCAACTTTTACAAATAAATTATTTTTGCCTTTTTGATGTATTTCAAAACCACCTCTGGTCAATAACCTTATTTGGTCAATTATCTTTTCACCATAAAGACCATCAGGAACTGATATTTTTTCCTGTAGACGTAATTGTGTTAGTTTTACTTCACCATCAATCATTTCAGTTCTGTATCCCAAAATGTCTCTTGGCGTATAAGTAACCCAATATGGTCTGCCACTCTGACCACTTGTTGGTGCATCAACTAAAACTCCAACATGACCATATCTGACCATCTTTCTTGTAGTCTCATAAGTCCAAACATTGAGATCATTACCCTGCAAGTCAACATCAAACAAATGTTCACGGATTGGGTCTGCTGTATCGTTTAGTCTGACAGGTTTCCTTGTTAACATACCAGCTAACATTCTTTCTAAACGTAAATAAAATGGCGGACAAACAGACCTAGAAAGTCTGTTGTCATATGATTCGTCTAATTCTCTTGGTTCCTGTGGTAAATATCGTCTATGTCTTTTTCTCATTTGATATGTCCCACCAAGCAAATCTTCAATAAGCTGCCAATGTGGTTCCTGTTGAAACCAAATAGCATTAGGATCATTTATTTCTTTACCTTGTGAGCTTGTCTCTCTGTTGTAATAGTTATAACCTGAGTACATTTTTCTCCAATGTTTTCTTTAGTGTAATAAATAATCTTAATAAAGCCTAATTCCTGTTTTACGACCAGCACCCATATGTAATGGATTAAACAGACGCCAAGTAATGTAACCCAAGGCATCATTCATGTGATCGTAACCAGCATCTTTATCAGGTTCACCCTTTTCAG